CTGCTCATGGGATACTCACCTCCAGAATAGGTATCAGGGATGACGGGTTCTGTGAATCATCCTCGAAGGTCACCCGGAGCAGTGTGGCCCGGGTTTCGTACTGCCGCATTTGTTCGCTGATGGCCACCGCGTATGCGCTCTTGGCAATCGGCATCGGCTTGTGCAGGATATCCGGATCCAGGCCATAGTCCCGCAGATTCGGGCAGCTGCCCTTTGTCGTGTTCAGAATGCACAGGATGTTCTGTACGATGTCCTGCACTTCATCGTCCTCAAACAGCACCAGGTCGAGCGGATCGGAGCCTTTGATCGTCATTTTCATGTTCTCATCCTCCCAGCGCCCGCAGCTGCTTTTTCAGCATGGTCATCTGTGAGATAAGCTGAGCGCGTTTCTTTGAGTCTTTCTCCTGGACGATCTGCCTTTCAAGATCAGTGATCCGGCGCTGCAGGGCGTTCCTCTGGCTGGTCTTGTTCGCTCCGTTCTGATCGTTATACGTCTGGACGGAAGTTACAGCGGAGATCGACACGGACGGCCCATCCGCTTCCAGCAGCGTCACGCTCACTTTGGCCTGAGTGATATCGCCTTCCTTGTACAGGTATTCCACGTTGTAGGGAATCGACTTGACCACCCAGGTGCCGAACAGCTGATCACCGAGCACCAGACTGCAGATCGTTCCGTCCTCCATGAACTTCTGCAGCTTGCCCAGTTCCTTCTGCGGATTCACGCCCAGGTAGGCACTCAGCAGCATGTCAAAGGTGATCTGGTCGGCATCCATCCCTGTCATCTCCGGAACGGCCTTGCCGCCGTGAATCTTATGGGTGGAATAGTTCGCCTGCGTCTTGACCTTCATGTTGGTAAAGGTTTCGATCAGTCCGGAGGACACCATGAACGCCACGTCCTTGCTCGTGTCGCCGATGCCCAGATAACCGACTTTCATGGAATCACCCCCGCAATATATCCGTTGCTGTTGAATCCGTATTCCATGATCACCAGCACCTTATCATTGACCTTTGGCATCCAGTTCAGCTGATTGTGGCTATGGTATCCGGCAGAGTCCGTTTCTGCAGGTTCCTTGTGCTTATGCCCGCCGGCGCTGTTGGTTGTGGCTGAAGGGAACTGCAGCACCGGGAGCCAGTCGGAAACCATATTGCTCATGCTGGGATAAAATACGCGGGCTTTTTTGTTGTTCGCGTCAACGGCTGAAACCTTGCCGACGCGGATCATGCTGTTTTCCTCTGCCACGCTTTATCCCTCCTTAATCCAGGTAAACCACCTGACCGTTTACAATGGTGGCCTGCCTTGTTTTGATGCCGGGTTCGACCGGCGTCTTCGGGTCGACCCATTCGATATTGCCGACCGGGATATAACCGGTGATTCCTCCGGGTCCGGAGCAGCGCCGGCGCCCGTTCTTAACTCCGGTCAGGACTGACAGCTTCTGTCCCTTGGCAATGAAGCCGACGCCCTGGTCACCGGTCGCGTCCTTGTACACCTTCGTGGCGCACTTGGTACGCGGTTCCTTGTTGCCGCCGTTGTTCTTGTTCCCACCGCCGCCATTGCCACCGCCATCCTTGTCCTTTTCTTCCTCGGTCTTGACGGTGGTCACTTCGCCTTCCGGAATTGTCCGGAGCGTAACCTTGGTGGTGTAGCCGGAGTTCCCGATATCATGCTTGGCCTGTTTGACGATGTACTTCTCATCCCACATGCCGAAGCCGTCAAGCGTCATGCACATGCCGGCGCCGATCAGCGGATTGCCGACCAGCGTGAAGCTCACTTTCTTCTCGTACTTATTGTGCAGCCTGAGGATCTTGGCGGCCAGTTCCGCGGCTTCTGCCACGCTTCCAACCTTCCGGTTGGTCACGGTGCAGACCGTGTGTTCCTTGGCTTCTGCGTCGTAATCCTCGGCGTTTGCGGTGGCTTCATACCGGGTGCCGGTGGTCGCGTCATAGTAGCGCACCGTGCACTGGTCGTAATGGGTATCGCCGTCCTGGGTGTCCAGGTCGTACTTGGTGTACGTTCCATCCTGCCATTTTATCGTGGCCACAGACTCAAGGCTTTCGTACCGTTTCTGGTCGAAGATGATCAGCTTCATGCCGGAGATCTTCAGCGAATACCCGTGATCGTGGCACAGCTGCATCAGGAACGCGATGTCCGTCTGCTTTGCCTGCTCCACCCGGGAATAACCCGGATCGTTCGGGCAGTCGTAGAGGAATCCGAGCCCGGCCTTGCTGGCAATCTCTTCGCCGATCTTCTTCAGCGTGTAGCCTTCCCAGCTCTTGTCCCGCTCTTCCGTCCGGACGCCGTTGGAATACGGAAGGGACGTGCCTTTGATCAGGATCGTGCTGGGCGGTCCCTGGGCTTTCAGCTCATCCAGTTCAAAGAATCCGAAATCTGAGCTCCGGATCTTTCCATCCGGCCGGTGCTGCTTCACCCCTGCGGAGATTGTCAGGCCTTTGGTGCCCTGCTTGATCCCGTAGGCGGCCTGTGCCATGGTGTCATTCAGCCACTGGTCAAGCCACTTCTTGTCCTTGTCGTGGACCTTGATCTGCACGTCATCGGCTTCATCCTCTTCGTTGTCGGTGTAGCTCATGGAGATGAGCCCTTCGTTCACCGGCTCGGAGATATCAACGCCGTCAAAGCTGACGGCAACCTCCGTGTGCAGGACTTTTCCGGCTTCACCGTCTGATTCGATGCCGGTAATGATGACCGGCTCAGGAGTGTCAGGCGGTTCGGAATTCTCCGGATCCGTCTGTTCCCAGGTCACGATGATGTAGATGTATGAGCCGCCGCGTAGCTGACAGGCCCATCGCGTGACGCCGTCAGTCTTGATACTGGTGATGCCCTTGTAGTCCGGCGTCAGGGAAAGGTCGAGCTCCTGCACGCCGCTGGTGCCGGTCGGGACGTCGCCCAGCTGCTCGCCGGTGTCCCGGGTGACTACCATATGCCGGTCTGTCGCGTATACGTTCCGGATATCGATCTTTAGCTTTGCGCTGGTGATCTTGTAGTTGTAATCCGGGAACGATCCGGACTCAAGATGCATATTCCAGGTCTGCGCGGATGCTCCGTTGTAGATCTCCCGGTGGGGAGAGAGCATGTCAGATCTGTAGGTTACGGTTCCGCTCATTTCGGTCTCCTCCACGGCGGCAGCATGTCAAGCGTTTCGTCCTGCATGGTGATCTCCGGAACCTCCAGAACGATCCCTGCAGGGAAGATGTAGTTATCCAGGTAGCGGGAGTTGTACGCCATCAGCTTCCCGGTGTAATCGGTGGATCCGTACACCTTGTAGCTGATGGCGTCCCACATATCCCCGCTGACGGTCGTGTAAGTGGTCATGCGTACCGCCTCCTGTTCCGGTCGTTCTCGATATCGTCCATCATCTCTTCCAGACGATCCCGCATTCCGGCGTCGTGTTCATCCAGCACGCGCTGGAGCTCGTCCGCGTTCATGCTGCCGGAAATGTTGTACTGCGGTTTGTACTCGATGGAATACTGACCGCCGCTTCCGGATGCGCTCATGGCGTTCACCGGCTGGATGCTCATGGCGTCCATGGCCCGCTGTGTATCCTGGGCGTTGAGGATCTTCTCGCCGCCGTTCAGATAGACGATTTCGGGGCCTTTTTCGCCGACCACATGGAAGCCAGGTTCCGCGTTCTGCGTACCGGTTGCGTATCCGTCTCCATCGATATCGACCGTCAGCGCGGCCTTTGCGGCAGCGGCAGCCTTCGCGAATGCTTGCCGGACCTTGTCAACCTTGCCCTCTGCAGATGCCGCGAAAGCGTCCATGGTAGCCGCGGCAGAAGCGGCCGCTTCGGTGGACATGTCCATGTTCTGGACGGTCGTGTTCAACTGTTCTTCCAGAGCCGCCATCTTGTCGGAGAAGTCGGTCTGCATTTCAGCTACGGTATCGGCAAAGCCTTCCTTCGCCTTTGACACCTCGGAGAACTTGTCGTTGATCTCATCGATTGCCGCGCCGCCGTTCTTGGCTACATCGTCAACCAATGCCTGAATGTACCCGGCGCTTTCTGCAGAACCATCAGACAGGGAAGCCAGGATATCTGTATCAAGGCCAGCTTCCTGGAGGAACTTCAGGTTTTCGGTGTACTTGTTGATGTAGTCGATCTGGCTCTGCATGTTGGCGATCATGTCTTCCGTGCTCGCCGTTACGACTTCCGGGGCCGCTTCAAACAGCTCAAACTGTCCGTTCATGCTGTTGTATGCAGCCGTGTAAGCCGTGTTATATGCTTCAGCCAGGGCGGTCATCTGGTCGATGATTGGCTGTGTTGCTGCCGTGAATTCCTCACCGGTGCTAATGACCTGCCTTGTGGATTCGGCCATTTCCTGTCCGGCTGCGGCAGCTTCCTGCGCTGCAATAGTGCGTTCATCCAACGTGTCGGAGACGCGCTGCATGATAGCATTGCATTTTTCTTCAGCGTTCGCCTGACCGGCAAGACCTTCCATGACCAGCGCTCTGGCTTCAGCTTCGTCGATCATTCCGGATGCCATAGCATCTGCAATGTTGTCGATGTAGTTCTGTTGGTCTTGAGTAAGCGTTTCTATAGCAGCATCCTGTTGGGTGATGGTATCATTCGCTGTAATGATCGCTTCGTTATACGAATCCATGGACGGAGCCAGTTGATCGATAACGCCTTCAAGACCGAGAACATGGTTGAACCAGTAATCGTCATATTCACCGAACTCGGAATTGCCATAAACCAGGTTATTGATTTTTTCAAGATTGCCGAGGATTTTGTCAGTGTTGTCGACACTGCCGTCCCAGCCTTCAGCCTGCCATGTTTTGATTTCGTTGTACCACTGGCGAACCTTTCCGGCAGAACTTGACTGATAATTGTCGTATGCTTCCTGTGCTTCTGCTGCATCCTGAATTGCCTTGGCCCGCAGAGATTCAGCTTCAGCCTGCCTGTTGACAGCTTCAGTGTAGGTCTTTGCGCCGGAGGTAATCAGGCTCTTCTTCTTCGCGGCTGCGGCTGCGGCAGCTGCTTCGGCTTCGTTGTTGTATGCTTCGGCAGTTTCTTCATGCTTTTCCGCATCGTCTGCTGCAGATCCGGCAAGAGCATCTTCAATGGCTTTCAATTCTTCCAACCGGCCCTGCAGGGATTCAGCTGCGTTCTTGGTAACGACATACTGACCGGCGGTCTGCTGATAAGCTTCCTCGCACTCCGCGACAACGCCCGCCTGCTCTTCAATGGCGGCGTTCAGCTCTTGAAGCTGGCTTGCCAGGGAAGTCTTCGCGGTATCTGTTTCGGCATGCTCAAGGCGGGACTGAAGCTGCGCCCGGCGCTCTTCCATGTCTGCCATCTGGTTCTTTGCTTCGATCAGGTCGGCTTTGGCGCTTTCCGCGTCTTTCTTCAGAGCGGCAACGTCGTTCTTCATGTCATCGAAGTTAGCCCATTCGGCATGAATCTGGACGGGCGTCTCGTTATTGACGAGGACGTTGGCATCCAGGATCAGATTGCTGTCCGGCGTACCATGGAGCATGATGCCGTGATTGTTCACCAGCGCATCCGCGTCAACCGGTGTTCCGGCTTCCGGATTGATCGGCACAGGATAAGCTCCGTCTTCACCGACTCCGGTCACCAGATCCGCAGCGTCTACTGTGCCGTTCGCATCGCCGTTGATGTCTACATCGTGGTTATCGTCAATCAGGAAGTCATCCGGATTGATGGTCGGATCAGCTGTCGCGCCGATGGAGATATCGATGTCGGAGAAGTCCTGATCCTTGGTGACCTTCACGGCGTTGTCGACTTCGTTTGACAACCGTTTGTAATCCTGGGCCAGGTCATAGATGTGCTGTTCGTGCTGCATGGATTCGTTCAGCGTGTCAAACTCTGCGTCGAATTCATCCAACGGTTTAACAGCATCTTCCGCGGCGCCTGTCAGCGCAACGATTGCCCCGGTGATCAGCGCAACGCCGGCAGAGATAGCCATAATCAGTTTCAGGCCGGGAACAGCAGCGATCAGCGCGGCAGAAGCAGCGGTAGCGATCTTACAGGCGAGCGTATAGGCCGCCAGGGCAGCAACCGTGCCGCCGAGTACCGCGATGGCCGCGCCGAGCCCCTGGACAAGCTGCGGGTGCATCTGCAGCCACTGAGCAATCGGCTCGATCACGGTGTTCAGTGCATCGGCTATAGCCGCGATGACGGGCGTAAATGCGTCGCCGATTGCGATCTTGAGGTTCTGGAACGCGTTGCCGAGCATCGTCAGCTTTGACTGAGTAGTCTCATACATGATGCTGGCTTTTTCA